TGATTGGATCTCAACAGGAAATTATGCTCTCAACTACCTCATTAGCGGTGATTTTAATAAAGGCGTACCTCTTGGTAAAGTTACTGTCTTTGCCGGAGAGTCAGGAGCGGGAAAAAGTTTTATCTGCTCAGGAAACCTCGTTAGACACGCACAAGAACAAGGCATCTTTGTAGTCTTAATTGATTCAGAGAATGCATTGGATGAAGCATGGCTACACGCATTGGGTGTAAGTACTGACGAAAGTAAGTTGTTGAAACTTAACATGGCAATGATTGACGAAGTAGGTAAAACTATTTCTATGTTCGTCAAAGATTACAAAGCAATGCCAGAATCAGAACGACCAAAAGTATTGTTTATCGTTGATTCATTGGGTATGCTATTGACACCAACTGACGTTAATCAGTTTGAAGCAGGTGATATGAAGGGTGACATGGGTCGTAAACCTAAAGCACTAACAGCACTTGTTCGCAACTGTGTTAACATGTTCGGTAGCTTAGGTATTGGATTAGTTGCTACTAATCACACATACGCAAGTCAGGATATGTTTGACCCAGATGATAAAATCAGTGGTGGACAAGGTTTCGTTTATGCTTCAAGTATTGTTGTTGCTATGAAGAAATTGAAACTTAAAGAAGATGAAGATGGTAATAAGATTAGTGAGGTACGAGGTATTCGTGCGGCATGTAAGATTATGAAAACTCGCTATGCAAAACCATTTGAAAGTGTGCAGGTTAAGATTCCTTATGAAACAGGTATGAGTCCTTATTCAGGTATGCTTGACATGATTGAGAAGGCTGAACTTGTTAAGAAAGAAGGTAACAGTTTAGTGTATACGACACTTGATGGTGAAATCATTAAAAAGTTTCGTAAAGCATGGGAAGCAAACACTGACGGTTGCTTGGACAAAGTAATGAGTGAGTATAGTCAAAAAGCAACATCAAAGATAAGTAATGTAACATCTGACGAGGAGGCATAAAAGATGGGTTTAAATTTGGTATCAGAAATTTGGGAAGTGTTGCGTGAGCATATTGGTCCATATGACCGTGCAGAAGCCGCAGATACATTAGTCAACTATTTGATAGAAAATAACTTTGAAATAGAAGACATTAATGGTGCTTTTAAAGATAAAGAAATCACAAAAGCCTTAAAGGGTTATGCTGATGAAAATCTTATTACTGATGATGCACTTGATGAAGATTTCGATGACTATGATTTCAATGATGACGACCACGATGACTGGGATTAAATGAACTGGTACACACGTATCACGGTTGACTTGGCAGTTCTACCTGATTTTATTTCTTATTATGAATCAGAGTTAATATCTGCTAAAAATGAAGTAAAGGTTAGCGGCAATGTTGAAAAGAACATTGCCGCTATTCCGGGTACTACTGAGCATAGATTTAATCAACTGCAAGAAGTAGAAGCGGTACTCAACTACTTGAATATTCAATTAAAGAAGATTCGCCGAAAACATTTTCAAAAATATTTAGAAGCGTATAATAGAGCATTGACAAGCCGTGATGCTGAAAAGTATGCTGAAGGTGAAGATGAAGTAATTGATATGGAAGTATTGATTAACGAAGTAGCATTACTACGCAATCGTTGGCTTGGTATTATGAAGGGCCTTGAAGCTAAACAATGGCAGATGGGACATATTGTAAGATTACGAACTGCAGGAATGGAAGATATAATTATATGAGTTATCCAATTAATAATACTATGGCTGGACTTTCACTTGGACCCGATGTAATCACACTAGGGAATATAGCACCAATGACACAACTATCTATCAATTCAATTGGTAATATTTCTGTTGCTGAACGCCATTCTTTATTTGGGGTTTCTAACCGCACTAAAAAATATGAAGTAATAGAATCAGAAGAAGATATTCTAGTATTAAGTGTGGTGTGGCATAGATTGAGAAAGAAAAATAATAATAATACTTTTCCTAGACCACAACATCTAACTGATAATCTTTTGTTTCAATCTATTGAACCAGAAGATAGAGAACTTGCATCAAGTATTCGTAGCTATTATAGTAAAAAAATAATGGTGCTTACATTAAAGGATCAAAAATTAACATCCTTTAGAAAAGATTTAAATTCTTTTATTCATGGTGATGGTAAAATTTTTAAAGAATCTATTTTACCATTAGTATATCGTTTACCTGAATTTTACGAATATGATATTGGATTCGATGAAATTTGTTTTGAATCCACAAAACAGTTTGATTCACCAAAATATAAAATAGATAGTTTACGATTAACTCCAGTTACTAAATTAACTGTTAAAAAACGAAATGCCAAGTTTACCGAATATTGGTTAAAAGATAATGAAGGTAGATTATCTAAAATAGAAGTTCCATTAGATAATCAATTAACACATTTATGGAATCATTTTTTCGAACAAACTAATATTCCAATAATTGGTAATTTTAGGTATAAAGAAAGAGATAATATCAATTATTTCCATATTAAAAATTGGGAAATTGATTTCACAGCCCTCTAACCGCCGGCCAGTGTTGTATTTTTACAACACTGGGTTTCTTGACAATTAATCGATTTGGGTCTATAATAGAGACTTAAACAGTTAAACAACGGAGCGAAACATGAGAGCATATGCATTTTTGATGGTCACCGGATTCATTCTGACTTTTGGTGCTGTGGGCGGTATGGATAACGACGGCCCATTGTTAGATTGTGTGCTTATCGGCTTGCTTGGACTGGGCATTGCAGGTTGCGGTGTCTTGATGATGCGCCAAGAAGACAAAAATCAGTATTTTGGTTGACAGTAATTGGGTTTGGTGTTATACTAGATACTTAGACAGTTAAACAACGGAGCGAAATATGACAGCAGTTTACAACAGTTTGACAGAGCAGGAAAAGCGTGAAGTTCGTATGTACGGTGTGACCGAGGCCGGTATGCGTAAGGTAGTTGGTGAGCGTTTAAAGCGTACTACCCCTGCAATGATGGTTGCCAGTCTATTGTCTGATGTTCAGGAAATGATTAATTTGGAGTACGGCGAGGTTGATTCCATGCGAGCCGAGGACGCCCGTCAAGCCCTGAATCGTGCAAAATACATTCTTTTTGAGTACGCAGAGCAGGATGTTGCTTAAAAACAACACCCCAAATTTGGTTGACAATTAATCGATTTGGGTCTATAATAGAGACTTAAACAGTTAAACAACGGAGCAGATATGAAAATCGTCATCAACACTCAAATCCGCGAAAACTACGGTTCTGCCCTCACCCCCTACTGGAAGTTCAAGGGCGGTGACGTTTATGTTGTGCCCAATCTTACCCCGGCTCAAGTTCTTAAGGTTAAAGAGTCAGGTATCCCGACGTTAACGGCCCTCATTGAGGTACGTAACGAGGGTTTTGAGGAGTATGTGGTCGACTGGTACATCGCCGATGACGGTGACAAGGTAGCCCAAGAGTGGGAAACCCCGTTCGAACTCCGTTATGTTGGTGGACGTTGGATTGCTACCCGCAACATAGAGAACGATGAGTACGGTTACATGCGCCGTGAAATTCAACGCAAGACCGAAGAGTATGATATGCTCCCCGGCGGTGAGCGTGATAACTACCGTGCAGTTTTCACTATGCGTGATGGTCAGATACTGACCGACAAACAACTTAATGAATACTTTAACAAAGCCGCTTGAGGAGTAAGCTATGGGTTACAAGGTTGTTGCAGACAAATTTCAAATGGATCAAATGCGTACCAAGTACGGTCCTCGCAAGGGTCTTGAAGGTCCCTTCAATTTCTCAGGACGTGTCCTGTATTACGATAACAAGGAAGGTCAGTACTATGACCCTACTACAGATTTTTACGTGGAACAGGATGAAATGGACCTGATTCACAATCAATTGATTGCTAAACTTTAAAGGATAAAGATGTCAAAAATGGCTGAGTTGGATATGGAAATTCGGGATATGTTGGATGAGGGTTTTAGCCCGGTTTCGGTCTCGGTTAGGTTGAATATTCCATTGACTTTTGTATATGATGTACTGGATTCGGTTCAAGAAGATGAGGATTTAAGCCCCTTTAATACGGTCAATTCCTAAAAAACTTGACAATAAATCGTTTTGGGAGTATCATACATGTATCAATCAATGAAAGGTGCATGTATGAAGTTCAATTCTGTTGCTATTAATACTTTGTATTTTAAAGTTTCAGTTAAAAAACGTCCCTATAGTAATGAAGAAATTTGTTTACTGATTGCCGCAAGTGACTTTACAAAGACAAATAATAAAGGTAAAGTAATGCTAGGTAAAGTGTTGTTTTTTCGTGAAATGCCGCTTAGTACAGAGCCAGCAATTATCGATGCTCATATTGAGAATATTCGCAAACAAAACAATTTTGCTACAGCAGAAGTGTTGTGAAAAAACAACAGGCCCAAAATTTGACAATAAATCGATTTGGGCTTATAATACTTGTATAGATTAACTAACGGAGCAAATAAATATGTCAACGATTCGCATTCTTTCTGGTTCTTATCGCAATCAGCCAGTTGCAGGTGAAGTGTTTACACTTGTCAAGGGATTTCAGACAGGTAAAAAAGGTAACTATGTTACTGTAAAAAATGAGGGGCAGTTTGCTATTGCTATTAATGAAGTTAAAGTAAAAGTAGATTGTATTGATGATATTGAATTTTTGAATGGAGAACAAGTGGTGAGTAAAGCGATAGAATTTAAAACAAAGGCAGAAGTGCCCGCCGAGACTGAAGAAGTGGCAATGGATCGTATTGCTGAACGTTTCAGTATTCTTGATGAAATGGCCCGTGCATGTATCAGTGGTGACATTCGTGCTATGATTGTTGCAGGCCCCCCGGGTGTCGGTAAGTCATATGGTGTTGAAACACAAATGGAAAAGGCTAGCATGTTTGACAAGATTGCTGGCAAGAAGGTCCGTTTCAATATTGTTAAGGGAGCAATGACTGCACTTGGTTTGTACGCACAATTGTACAAATATAGTGACAGTAAGAATGTATTGATTTTTGATGACTGCGATAGCGTGTTTAGTGATGAATTGGCATTGAACATTCTTAAAGCGGCTCTTGATTCAGGTAAGACTCGCAAGATTTGCTGGAACAGTGATTCACGTTTGCTACGTGAAGAAGGTATCCCAAACATGTTTCACTTTAATGGCAGTGCAATTTTCATTACAAACTTGAAGTTTGATAATGTGAAAAGCAAGAAATTGCAGGATCATTTGGAAGCATTGCAAAGTCGTTGTCACTTTCTTGATTTGACGATTGACAGCGAACGTGACAAAATGTTGCGTATCAAGCAGGTCCATCGTGATGCTGATGGTGGTTTGTTCAAAGACTATGATTTTGATGAAGTTCAGGCTACTGAAGTTCTTGATTTCATGTGGGACAATCATACGAAATTGCGTGAAGTGTCCTTGCGTATGAGTTTGAAGATTGCTGATTTGGTAAAGATTAGCCCAGCTAATTGGAAGAATCTTGCACGTACTACATGTATGAAAGCATGAATTGATTAATGCTCCGCTTGCTAATAGCAAGTTTTATAGGGATCGATTTCGATCCCTTTTTTCCTTTATGCTTGCAAGTTCGTAGTATATATTATATAATGTAAAAATGGTAGAGTTAAAAACAGCCGAACATGTGGTTCATTTTATGATGAAGGATATCAACCTTAGTAGGTTTGATAAACGATTCGTTGAAAGCCTACAGGTCTTAAATCAAATAACCACTAATCAAGTGGAATTGTTTTATAAAATTGTTTTCAAATATCGTAGGCAATTTTTAAAACATGAATTAGATGTTGACAAACTTATTTACCTACCATGGAATAAAAAGGTAATTGAAAGTTCAATTCAATATACGGCCGGGCATGTTTCCATAGAGAACGACAAGATATTTTTCAAGTGTCCATATAACAAGAATTTTATTCAAGCCTTTAGAAATCAACCAAGTAACACTTTTGTATGGGATAAAGAATCAAGACAATACGAATCTAATTATGGAGCCTATCAATTAAGGTTATTAACAACAACCATACCTAAATTTTTTAAAGAAATTCATTACTGTAATGTTACACAATCTATTTTAGAAAAGGTAAAAGAATACGAAACGGTTAAGTATTGGCAACCAACATTGCTTACTGTTAATGGCAACTTAATGATTGTCGCTACTAATGGTTACCTTGATGAAGCACTAGGTGACATGGTATTAAATACTGATTCTAAGACAATTGCAACATTAGTATACCACGGTGTAACTATTGACCCATCCGTTTATGATGCTACAGATAACAAACAAGTTTTTATGGCTAATATGTTTGTTGATGTTGAATTAGATTCTACATCAAACATTGTCCCTTGGTTAAAAGAAATAAACTGTGATGCAGTATTTTTATTTAAATTTGGACATATGTATATAGAATGTGTAAAAAATATATTAGATAAATTGGTCAAAGCAAAGATAGATGTAATTTTAGAAGATACAATAATTAAAAGGAAATATAATTTTCCGGTTATATTAAGATTTAAAACCATACGTGATACAATAGAAATATCTAAGGTTGGAAAAAATATAAAGATAGTAGACTCAACACCAGTGGAGGTTAAATGAAGCAATGTAAACTAATCATTAAAGATGAAGTCAATGTAAAAATTGAAGGTTTGGAATTAGCCGAACGTAAGGCTTTAATGAAGAAATTTGAATTTGAAGTGCCGGGAGCAAGGTTTTTGCCTAGTGTCCGATTAGGTAGGTGGAACGGCAAACAAAGTTTCTTTAGCCTAGCAGGTAGTAGTTATGTTAATCTATTACCAGATATATTGCCACTGATAGATAGTGCAGGATACGATATTGAGTTAGAAGATATACGACAATATCAAACTACCTTTTCATTTAACGAAGTTTCAGAAGAAACATTTAAGCATAAAGTGTGGCCTAAAAATCATCCAGTAGCAGGTCAGCCAATTGTATTGCGTGATTATCAAATTGAAATTGTCAATAACTTTTTAAAGAATCCACAATCATTGCAAGAGATTGCAACTGGCGCGGGCAAAACAATTATGACAGCGGCACTAAGTTATAGTGTTGAGCAATATGGTCGTAGTATTGTAATTGTA